GTTTAAACTTGACCCAAAAAAGATGGACACAACTCCTGCAGATAGTGGTCAACCTCTTATATCTAGGCCAGAAAAACAAACTGAAGTTGAAGATGACTTCATGACATCTTATTTTAACAAACTCTATGAGCAAAATAGAGAGTTAAAGGAAGAACTTAGAAAACAAAACTTAGGTGATGTAACACCAGAGGATGATCTCAAAGATCAATCAAGAGAGATGTTTAATGGTGAGGAAAACACTGACAGCCCGTACTTTAATGTAAAAGATATGAGAAGTACGGATATTGGAGTAAGGCTAAAACAGGATATACAAGAAATTTTTGGCCTTGAAGATCATCAAGCTGCAGCCATTGCAGGAAACCTTGATCATGAAACAGGTGCATTTAAGTTTATGCAAGAGCTTAATCCTATGGTTAAAGGGTCTAGGGGTGGATATGGTTTTGCTCAGTGGACAGGTGATCGTAGAGTAGCTTTTGAAAACTGGGCAAAACAAAACGACATGGAACCTAGTTCTTATGATGCAAACTTAGGTTTCTTAGTGCATGAGTTCCAAACAGATGACTACTTTAAAAAGATTATGGGAAGGCTTGAAGAAACTACAACAGTAGATGAAGCAACTAAAGTTTTTTCTGATGGATATTTGAAACCAGGGATTCCAAAGATGGACTTACGTCTTAAAAAATCCAGAGGATATGTAGGTAAGTAATATGTTTAATGCACCAATTCCAGGACAATCACTAACATCAGAACCAAAGAACTATGCTTGGGAAAGACCTCCTCAATTTTCCAAGCCAGAAGATGCTTTGATGTTTCACATGGAGAGACTTGAAGACCCTAAAAAAGTAAAAGGTATTTTAGGTTTACTTGAATTAGGTCTTGATGTAACCACAATGACTGAAGGTATCCTTCGTGGTGCAGTAGCTGATGGACGACACAGTATTGACGTATCTCTTATCATTGCTCCAGTAATTCATGAGTATATTGTAGGTACTGCAGAGGCTGCTGGTGTAGAGTATGATGAAGGTTTTGAAGATGATGAAGCACAGCAAGAAGACCTCGATTACACAATAAGAGAACGTAAAGCTAAAGAGATTCTTAAAGACATCGAAGGTAAAAAAGATATTGACCTTACACCTATGATGGAAGAGTCACAGGCTATGCCAGAAGAACAACCTGAGATGGAACAAGAACAACAACAGCCTATGGGCTTGATGGCACGGAGAATGTAGCATGGGTATGTGGCAAGGCATTGCACAAGGTCTTCAAGATGTGCAAAGAAGAAAAGAGTTTGAAGAAGAGTTAGAACTTCGTCGTCAACAAGAAGAAAGAATCCAAGCACAGTTTGACGAGAACAAAAAACTTAAGCGTCTCACTATGTTAAAAGAGTTGGGCTTAGTTAAAGCTCAAAGTACAGCTAAGAATACTGAGATTGCTACAGCTCAAGCTGATGCAGTTATGGCGTTTAGAAATCGTATGGATAAAGCTCTTAAGAACCTAAACCCAGACGAAAGAAATAGACTTCAAACCTATACAGAACAGCTAACAAAGTCTCCTGCAAAAACTTTAGAAGTCTTAAACACACTGAATAAACTTAATGAATCTGGTTCTAATATCCAAATTACCGAAGTGCCAGACATCTTTCAGATCATTGCATTTAGTGAAGGCAGTGGTGAAGAAACTAGGAAGACTTTGTCAGAGTTATATAATCTAGATTTAAATGATGACGAAGTTTTTCAGGAGCTGGTTACTACAGCTCAGGCAGCTACACCATCACGTGTCGTAGTTGACTATGATACAAGCACACTAGGTACTCGTAAGCCTGAAGAGTTAAAAGCACAGAAACAATTTGTGCTTCCTTTAGTTATTAGAGCTGCAAGAGCTGCTCAGGCTAATCCTAATGATGCAAGAAGAGAAGATATAACTAAAGCTTTAGATGATATTAACAGCAGTACAGAGGCTATAAGAGTTAAAGCAGAGGCATACCTATTTGAACAGTTCTTCAGCTTAGAACAGGCTACAACCTTGCAAGAAGAAGGTGGTATCTACTACAGAGGTTTGTTAGACAACCCACTAATTTCACCATATCTGATAAGCCGTCCCGTTACAACTGAAGAACCTATAACAAAAGTTTTTCCAATTCCTACACGTGAAGCTGTTGCAGCTCTTGTAGCTAACCCAACACCAGATATGATAAAACAGTTTAACGACTTCTACGGACCTAACGCTGCTGATCAGTACACTCAATAGGAAAAGCTATGGCTAACTTTTTTGAACAGTTTCATCAAGAGGAAGAGCAGCCAGAGAACTTTTTCTCGCAATTCCACACTGAAGAAACTACACCACAGCCTACCCCTCTACAAATGCCAGAGCCTGGGTCTTACACTCAAGACGATCTGGTGGCTAATGACTCTTTGTACAACCCTGTCAGAGACTTTATGGTTCTACGTTATGGTAGTCAAGCAGTAGATGGACTTGAACGTTCTGAAATCGTAGACAGATTTCTTAACAACAGGCGTGGCGTATCTAGTGGTAACTCTGTAAGAGGTTTGTCAGAGCTAGACTTCTTGAATGAAATCTCTGAAGACTCTGCAGCTATGGCTACTACAGGTAGAGCCTACAACATCTACGAAAATATGGCCAACGTATTTAGTGGTCAAACAACTTTAGCAGAAAAAGCTGAAGGTGTTATGGACTTTACACGTTCTGCTATTGCTGACCCTATAAACTTAGTAAGTCTGGGTGTTGGTAAAATTGCTGCAGGTGGTGGTGTGCGCATAGCTACTCAAGCTGCTAAGAAGCAAGCTATTAAAGCTATGGCTAAAGAAGCTGCTAAAAAGAATGCGACGAAGAAAACTATTAAAGCTGCTGGTGAAAAAGCTATGGCAACTGCAGTAGCTAATATCGGTAAGCAAGAAGCTGCAAGACAGACTAGTGCCGCAGCCACACGTGAAGCCATGAAGGGTATGGGGCTTAGAAAGCTTGCTCAAACATCTGCATTAAAAGAGATTGCAGCTACCACTACATTTGATGCTGTCGTATCTACTGGTCTAGAGTACGGTTATCAAAACGGTTTGATCCGAACTGGTGTTCAAGAAGATGTCAATAAGTATGCTCTGGGTCTAGCTTTCCTAGGTGGCACAATCATTGGTGGTATTCAAGCAGGTGCCGTACTTAAACGTGGTGAAGTTGATATGGCTATGCCATCTATCACAGCTAAACCACCTGAAACAAAAGATGTAAATGTTTTAGCAGAACTGACTGAAAGTCTTAAAAAATATTCTGAGAATCTTGTGCCACAAGAACTTTCTTGGAAAGGTGCTGTACAGAAAGGCAGTAACTTCAATCAAGTAGACACCAACTTATTTATCGACATGTTGATTGGACTTGGTGACAAAGACTCTGGTGAAGTATATCTTAAAGGTATTGCACAAATTGCCTATGAAAACGGTATGCTATACAAGAAACGTTTTGATGAGGATACTTACTCTAATTGGGTTAAAGATTTGATCAGAGCTTCTGACCCACAAGATGTAAAAGAGTTTGCTAAAGCTTGGAGTAAAGCTAGTGGTGTACAAATAAAAGGTTTAAGTAAGATGTCTGTTGATGATCTTGCTAATACCTTTGCATTTAAAATTAATCAATCTGCAAGAGTTCTTAATGCCGCAAGTCAGGGTTCTAAACTAAATGGTATTAGTGATATTGACTATCAGATACAACAGTTTGTAAATGATGCACTTGATCTAGGCCTAGTTACACCAGATGCACCAAGAACTGTAACTGATAAAGTTGGTGAACTTGTACCTTCCGTAGTCAGTGAATCCGTAAGTGGTATCCAGAACAGAATCATTCGTACTCTTGTGTCGCATCCATCAACAAGTTATCTTAACTTAGTTGGTTGGGGTGTTCAAACTACACTAGGTTCTGCTGCTGATGTTGGTGGTGCCATCTTACATGCTGGCGCAGGTACACTAAAGAAAGCTGCAGGTATGTTAGATGAAGGTGCTGACCCTCTTCGTGTATCTCGTACGATTATGCAAGCTAATGCTAACAGAGTTAAACTAGGGTTGAACCCAAGCTTAACACACGATGCTTATAAATCTATACTAGAACTTCGTGGTGAAGAGCTAAAAGGTTTATCAGATATTATTGCTGGGGGTGTTACAGACACTTCAAAAGTATTAGCAAACAGTTCCTTATCACCAACTGCTCAGATGATTGGTGCTAACACAGACGAAGTAATTGACCTAGTTCAAATGCTAACTCTTGTTAAAGGTCAAGATGCTTTTACAAAGTCTCAAGAGTTTGTGTATCAACTAGATAAAAATTTACGTATTGCTTTTGATAAATCTTGGGATGAGTTCTTTACTCAACCAGATGCTGCAAAGTTTATCAATACAAAAGCCTACCGTGAAGTAGAACAGAAGGCTTTGCAAACAACACTGGAAAGAATCTCTTCTAAGTCTTATAAAGATACAGGTCTTACTGGTGAGATAGCTAGTATCATTGAAGATTCTAGAAACATTCCTGGACTTGGTTTGCTTGTACCTTTCGGTAGATTCTTTAACAACACTGTAGACTTTACAATTCAAAACACCCCTATGGCACCACACGTTGCCAAACTTCTTGGTGGGTATTACAAAGATAAAACTTACTCAGAGTTGTGGGCAAGAAGTACAATATCTTCTGTGGCTTTGTACACACTTGCACAGACAGAATACGAAAATAGAAAGCAAGGTTTAGCTATTGATCAGGCTGTTGATCCTTTGACTGGTGAAGTTAGATCGGTACAATATGACTACCCACTGTCACAATATAAGTATGCTGGGTACATTGCTTCGTATTGGTTTAATGGTGAGACGGTACCAGAAGATGTAGTTGCAAGGGTCAACAGAGATATTGGTCTTGGTGCATTTACCAGAAACTTAGACACAACTGCTAATGATATTATGACGATTGTTCAGCAAGGTATCTCTGGTGAGCAAGAGGCTTTGATCAGAGCTATGGAACAAACAGGTTCTGCTATAGGTTCTCAACTAATATCAGGTGTGACAAGACCCCTTGAACCTGCAAACTTTATGTTAGGTTTTGTATCAGGATCAGAAGGTAAACTTGTAGATAGAAAAATTGGTAGTCAATTCCTAAACAAATCTCTTCGTTACCTAGACAATGTAACACTGTTACTTACTGGAGAAGAGCAACCACAAGCAGTAGGTGCAGCAACTGGACCTATGTATGTTCAGACAAGTAAGATGGTAGGTGCTAGACCTGTTAGACTTACGTCTACAGAACGTGTAATGAATATTATGGGGATACCTACCTACGAACTGAATGCCCCCACTGCAGTGACTGATAAAGCTCCTGAAGCAGCAAACAAATATAATCAGTACATGCACCTATCTATAGAAGATGAAGCTTCAAAACTTCTTGATCAAGGTTTTGCTGACATGAAGCCAGAGAAACAAAAACTTCTTTGGAAAGAGGTAACGAAACGACAAAGAGATGTAGCTAAGACTATGATGTTCTTAGATAACTCTGGTGTAACAGATACCGCAGACCTGATGTTTGAGTTGTCTGATAAATACTCTTGGAAAAAGATTGACGAAGCAGTAGACAGTATGTCAGAAAAATTAGGTGAGGAACTCAAATTTGAAGACCTCACCCGTGGACAACTTTATGCATTAAAAACTTGGTTAGAGACAAGAGATACTCTAATAATGTTGGACGACTAATCCTCTAACATTTTGTCTGCCCACTCGTAAGCTTCTCGTCGAACATCTTCAAACCTAATGTAACTGCCCCTGTTTGCAGCAAGTAACCCTGCAAGTGCTTGACCTGCAAGGTAAATTCTAGGTGACATAGGTGGTTCTTTTACAGCTTTAGTCTCTCGAAACTCTTGGGCTTCTTGCTCAAGGGTTTTCTTTTTAGGTGGCCTACCTCTAGGTTTCTTTGCTTCCATATTACTTCCGTGACTGTTGTTGTATTAGTGCTTCAAGATACCAGCGTGCTTTCTTCAAGTCTTCTACACCATTCTTGTAACGCCAACGGTGTAAATACTTGGCAACGTTACCTCGATAGTAACCAATCAACTCTTCATCAGTTAAGATGTCTTTAATGTAGTCGATACATTCAATGTCACCCTGCCCGTAGTGCTTAGGGTTATTCACATTATCAACAGTGTGAAACTCTATCTGCTTCATAGTCCCTCCTTAAGAAATACTTTTACCCACTCTGCACAGATGTCTGATCTGATAATGTCATCAATACCAAACTCAATGATTGGTACAGGTAACATATGCTTTTTAGCAAGGTGGATGATCTTAGATAAACCATCAGCTTCTTTTAAGTCAGACTGTTGTACATCGCCGTTGAGGACGATTTTACTATTTTCTCCAACACGAGTCAATAACATTTTTAATTCGTGGGTAGTTATGTTCTGTGTTTCATCAACGATTATAAACGAATCATCAAAGCTACGACCCCTCATCAAAGCAAGTGGTGCCATCTCAATGTTACCATTCTTAATAGCAGTATCAACAGCTCCCTTACTCAAATGCTTTGTGAGAACGTCTAAGACAGGCAATGCCCAGGGGTAAGTCTTTTCCTCTAGGGTACCTGGCAGAAAACCTAAGTCCTTCCCTACAGCCACGTGAGGGCGTGTGATAACTATCTTGTCAATCTGCTTAGTAGTGTACATGTCAGCAGCATAAGTGGCTGTAACGTATGTCTTACCTGTACCTGCAGGACCAAGGATGAAGACTTGACTGGAGCTGCGTAAAGCCTCAATCAAATCTCCTTGTTTGTCAGTACGTGGTACAAGTCCAGACACTTGTTTAGTATCTGCATTTTTATAGTTAGTCTTCCGTCTAGTTCTCTTAGGTTTACTTGGGAAGTCTTGTATGTTCATAGCTGTACCAACTCTGCCTTTGTGTAAGGGATGTGGAAGAATAACTCCCCTGGTCTGATGTACCTACCCTTAGCTTCACCAAGACTTTCTTTAGTAAGTAGTGTGTCTTTGATACGCCATGCTTGCTTCAAGTCTTCACGAAAGACATAGAAGTTTAACACACCATCGTCACCCTCGTACTTATCAAGTAGTCGTTGCTTACGTTCGGGGATACGTATCTCCTTCCAGTTAGTGGGCCAATCACCAGACCATGCAACTTTTACTTCAGCCTCGTTGAGAAATGTAAGACCATGCTTCTGTGATACGACATCAACAAAATAATTTTCTTCTGTGTTTACAATCACATGATCTTTAGACTTGAGGTGAGACACTAAAGCATCTTTTGCTTTCTTGTCGTATGCCTCGTACAAGGCTCTGTTAAAAGCTTTACGAACTGGTTTCATGCTTTAGGTACTCCTTTAGTTCCGTGTATCCACCAATGTGTGTACCTTTTTCATTAAAGATTTGAGGCACTGTAGTGATACTAGACCTTTTTAAAAGATAAAGCAACCACTTACTACTGGGTGATTGTATATTATACTCTACGTAAGGCAGGTTGGCTCCCTTTAAGAGAGCCTTTGCCTGATCGCAGAAGTTACATTGATCACGTGTGATTACTACATACATTACGTTAAGTCCACAATTTCACATGCATCACCAGAGCAAGCCATAGTCTGCATAGCTACAGTGTTGTCCTCTTGCTCGTAGTCAGAGAGCTTAGACCAGTCAATGCGATCTGGCATAAACTCTAGTAGCTCTTCATACTGACCTTTGGTACAATCCTGATAAGGTGCTTGCTGATAAGTGTGATCAGAGTGTGGCAAGAATGATACACCTGACATCTCATCAAAGTGTTTGTACACAAAGGCACCTACGTCTAACCATTCTGAATCCCGAACTGAGATAGTCACCGATGGTTTGTGCTCACACCATTCACGTTGATAGATCAGCCACATCTCTAACTGCTCAACAGCAGACATATCATTACGTGTTACTGCACCATCTGGTGATTTCTGTGGGAAGCTAAACACTGTAGTGGTGTCAGGTTTAAACACACAGGGTTCATTAGGGATACCTTGATTAATCATAAACTGTGTCAGTGGATCTTTGTTGTCACCTCGTACCGTGCGGATATAATAAGGGCTATGACGTGCGTGAATCCCAGAAGCGGAATCAACCAACTGTGATACAGTACCACTAGGTTTGACGCATGTAATAGCAGCAGAACGAGGGATACCAAGGCGATCAGCCCACTCAGCATTCGTGTCAACTGCAACTTCTCTTAACCTTTCTAGTGTTTTCTTAAGACCTGCATTGGTTGCAGTCATAATTGGGTTGTCCATTATCCCTGTGAGAGACACACCGAGCAGTCGTTCTTCTTCGGTATTTCGCTGCCACACCTTTCGCAAGTATGGGAACTTGGTATAGGTGGATTGGATTGTCCCAAGGATTGTAGCCAGTCGTACCTTGCGAATAAGATCGTCGATAGTATCCGTAGCACGGACAACACACTCTGTAAGATTACAGAACTGATAAGGCCGCAAGATGATCTCACTGCACGGATTGGTCCCGAAGTCATAACTTGCATCACGTCTACCATACTTTGCAGCTTGTTTCTTAGATGCTTCACGATTGAACACTCCTCTTTCACCTGACTTAGATTCTACCAGTGCAGTCCACTCACGCATGAATGTCTCTACGTCTGGCTTTTCTGTGTATGATACAGAGTTGTTAGCCAATGCACGGTGTGCTGCTGTTTCCCACCACTGTCCTGACTTAGCATGACGCATACGGTCATCACTTAGATTAGATAGTGAGATCATAGCTGACCTACGTACACCACCTACCACAACGATCTGACCAATGAAGCACATCAGGTCATGACATTCGATTGATGATAGCTTACGTCCTTGTGCATTCTTAAATGTAGACACAGCAAAGTTGAATAGTTCTACAAGAGGTGCTGGACCTGATGCTCTACCACCAAATGTTTTTAGTCTTGCACCAGCAGGGCGTACTCTGCTAACATCCCACTTAGGAATTTCACCAGCCCAAAGGAGTGCCAACACTTGACGGAAAGCTTTCGCCCAACCTTCCTTACTGTCCTTCACGACGACTGTGGTATCACTCTCGAACAGATGTGGTACTTCTGGCAACTTAGTGATGTACTGCCGTTCTACAGAGAAACCAACCCCAGTGCCACAGAGGAGGATGTACATCGCTTCGTCGAAGCTTTTAGGATCATCTACTGGGAGATATGAACAGTTGTATCCTGCTGTGTTATCACGTTCTAGTGCAGGACCAGCAGTCATCATAGCTCTCATAGAAGGCATAATCTCTAGGCCAAGAATAGCTTGCTCAATGTCATGCTTAGTTTCTGTATCTACTAAGTCTTTGATAACGTTAGCAGAATAACGTGTTACTGTATCATCCCAGGATTCACGTCCGTAACCGTCAAAGTATTTTGCATACCGTGACTTGTGAATGAATGACTGATAGTCAGTAGGTAAATAGTTGCTCATCGTTTATCTCCTGATCCTGTAAGTGTACCACGTTCTTTTCGTCCATATAACTTCTTAAGGTTAGCATCTGCTAAATCTTTGAGGTCTACATTTAGATCACGACATAGAGCAGCAATGTACCATAGGCAATCACCGACCTCATCTGCAATAGCTTGACGATCAAAGGTACCGTCACGCATAATCTTTTTAACCTTGTTGGCTACCTCACCTGCTTCTGCAGCAAGACCTAGTGCAGGGTAGATTACTGCATGTTCCTTTTTATAGATAGCAGTATGTGCAGCTGCACGTTGGTAGTCGTTTAGCTGACCTGAGTCATAGTATTCCCAGGCTTCGAGATCAGTTTCATTGATCATGTTTTACCTCACATTCAAGTATTTTAACATCGTCTATATCGTATATGGAGTCTTGAACCAACTCAGAAATTACATCTGTGTTGTCGCCAAAGGTCTCCAGAAAGTTTGCATCAGGGTCAACTTCGAGTGTTATATGAACTTCAAACTTCACGGCGAACCCCTAGTTATATTCAGAACCATTGTCCATGTCAATGACAAGTGGCTCGATACTCTTTTTAAAGTGTGACTCCCATTCATAGGCATCTTCAAATTCTTCAAACCAGAAGTTGTCTTCACCTAAGACACCGTCAACCTCTGCTTGACACACCATAAACCAGTTAGCTCCCTCAGGTGCATCTTCACCTGACTCTTCTATAATGATTGGTCCCTGAATTATACGCCAAATTTTAACTTCCATTCTTTTCACCCCATACTTTTAGTAGTTCTATATAGTGCTCAATGTCTACCATGACAACCCAGGGTTTACGATCAGCCCTGAAGAAAACAACTGGCTCACCCTTACCATGGTTAGCTGCTTGATCCAAGAAATCATAGACAGTTTTGAGTGCGGCTTTACGCCGCTTCACCTCAATAGTAATTGGAAGTTTCTTTCGTACAGCAGGAGATAGCTGTATGTCTTCACCAGTATCCCCCATAGTAGTAGACTTGATGTCGTCTGGTTCAAACTCTGGAAAGGCTTCCAATAGTTTATCCCTGATTTCATTTTGTCCAAGTCTGCCTTTGTTCTTTGCAGTCCTAGCCATCAGTTACCTCTGGTACCTTTGGTGGTTTCTCTACATGGACTAGGTATTCAATGCCATAAGAGTACTGGTACATCTTGAGGTTAGGCCAACAAGCTTTCTTGTATTCACAGAATTGACAAGACTTATCTAGCTTGGTGTTAGGACTAGACTTGCTGGCAGGTACGGGTGGTACACGTTCAGTAGGTATGTCACCTGATACCAACTCTTTAGCAGCAAGCATCTCTTGCTCTTTTGTTTTAAGCTCTTCAGTAAAGTCGTAGACATCAAGACAAATCTCTCCATTAACTTTATCAATTGCTAAGAATGCACCACGGTTTTTATCTGTAACCAGTGGATCATCTTTTGCTGCATAAACATAAGAAGATAGTTGGCTGATGTAACCAAAAGGATCGTTGTCTCTTAGGTTGCCTTCCTTAAACTTCTTAAAAGCAAAAGGTGATGCAGACTTAACATCAACAGTCATGCCATCAATGACAGCATCTCGGTGTCCACGAATGCCATGAACAGTAAGTCTATCTTGTGAACCTGCAAGTGTGTGACCTGATGCTTCTACCATAGCTAGGATAAGTTCTTCAATCATATCGCCGTAGAAGAATCTAAGTAGCATGTTAGCATCCAGTGGTTCCCCAAACCCTGGTTTGTTTATCTTGTACCATAGCTTACGCTTACATGGTGTACCAATGGACGACAAAGAAAGATACCCACGAGGCTCCTGTGGTTTGCTAAATCTTTTGTTTGCAGTGTCAGCAATGCTTTTACCCATAGCTTCTGCAATAGATTTATTCCAGCCGCCTTGACCGTAGATAACTGATTCAATGTCCTCG